TTCGTTTTGCTGCTTTACGTTACGAGCATACTCTAAGGCCGCCTCTTCACGACGCTGAGTCTCTCTTAAACGGGCAGTAAGCTTGTCTATTCGTTTTTTAACTTTACCCGAATAGTCGTCTAAATCTTCTTCTGCAGGAGCTTCCTGCTTAGCGGGGGCCTCTTCAACCGCAGGAGGTTCTTCAACCGCTAACTTAGCATCGGAGCCGTCTTCGTTCATTTCAACAGTGGCTTCCTGCTCGTCTTCGCCAACATTAAAGTCTAGCTCTTCGTTCATTGGTTCACTCATTAAAACGTCTCCTTACATGTGTAGAATATCTTCAGGGTCATTTACTATCCCTAAGATTTCATCATCGTTTAGTAAACGAATCTCGCCACCATCTATCTGAATCCGAGAACCTGCGTATCGACCAAAGATTACCCAGTCACCTTCCTTGCACCAAGGACCGTGGGGGAACTTAGACTCGTCAGCATAGGATAAATCCCCTGCCTTCAACACGTAACCGACGTTAGTCGCTAACTGTGTTCTTTGACGAGTTTCATCCGCAAGCACAATGCCTCCCTTTGTGGTTTTAGCCCCACGATAAGGCAGGATAGCTAGTCGCCATCCGGTAGGCTTTGGGATAAGGTCTAATACAGATTGGGAAAGGCCATGTTCAGCGACTTTTCCTTCTTCGGTATACGCATCATTGAGGGTGGTTTTCTTTGGCCCTTCTTCTTTGGCTTCAGCTTTCCACTTTTCCTCTAGAGGCGTAAGTTTCTTTTCAGGTTCCATATAGGCTCCTCAGGTGGGTTAAAAATCTTCTGAATACTTATCCAGTTTGTCTCGGATAATCTGATCCACAAGTTTTATGCCTTCCAGACGGCCCATAAGGAAACGGTAGCGTTCCATGTCGGAAATAGAACCATTAAGCACTATCGCCTCGGAGTCTTCCTGTAATTTCCTTACTTCTTTCAATACGCTTTCAGCGAATTCAAGCATGGTCGTTTTTCCATGAGAGCAGACAGTTTAGAGCCACCGTCTGGGGGCATTCTTAATAAATCTTTACTGGGCGATTACCGTCACGTTTTTTAACGGTTCTTACTACCCCTCCGGATTTCATCTTATTAGATTTACCGGCAGTATTTAACGCAATGGCTACAGCTTGTTTTTGAGCTGCAGCATTGCTCTTAGGTTTACTGGCGCCTATTTTACCCTTTTTTTCGTAAGTTCCAACTAGTTCACTGATATTTTTACCAATTGTTTTACTACTAGAACCTTTTTTCAATGGCATTATTGGCCTCCTTGCTTGGGAGCATAGATTCTTTCCCGAGCAATCTGCGCTTTTTCTGCGGCTATTTTTTGCTGAGAATCTATTCGAGCTTGGTTGGCTTCAGCGTTCTGGGAAATCCTAGCCTGATCAATCTTAACCCCTTCCTGCTTAAGCGCTATGTCCGCTTGATCCTTAGCAGCGCGCTGCTCTAGTTCCTTAGCTTTTAACGCTACCACTGGGTCTTCGCCGGTTCCTTCTCCAGAAAGTTGGCTCTGGACCGACTTCATTTCCATCATGCCTTCGGCAACTTTAATCGACACCATTGCCTCGCGCTGAAGGTCAGAAATCATGCCGTCAGGGTCCGCACCGTACTCTGTGAAGAGCTCTGCTTCTGTAGCTTCCTCCGCCTTTAAGCGGATGTGGTCTAGGATGTGTTTCTGCAGTTCAGCAGAACCCAAAGGGTTAGCCTGCATGAGAGGCGACATACCCATCATCAGGTGGGCCGCAATATGCGCGTCGTGCTGCTGACCGGCAAAAGCTTTCAACGACTTGTTGTCGGCCGCGTCAGCGTTCTCGCTTGCAGGGTCCTTAGGTAACTGGTTAGTTTCCATCTTCAGGATGCCGTCAATGTCTCGGACGTTCATTGCCTGATAGACACGGTAATACGCCTCGTACATGTTGTGCATCTGCGGCGCACTTTGAGCCAACTGCAATTGCGCTTGAGCTAAAGTAATGCGTTGAGCCGCAGAAAATACATTTGGGTCCGCTATGGGCAATATGGCGACCATATGGGTAAAATCTGATTTTTTTACACATCTAGACGCGCCGGGCACGTCATATGGGTAATTATCGGGTAAATATTGCCCAAATCCATGCGCCAACATCTCAAATTCTTGCGTCTGAGCGTAGTAAAGGCGCTTGTGTATGGCAGAGGTCACCATCGAGCCGCGTTCCAACAGCGCAAGCGTAGTGCCTACAGCGGCTTGTTGGTTAGCGTCGCCAACTTGCATGTCTGCAGTGCTCGCAAGGCGCTTTCCGGCGTCTACGGTAAAACCTAGAAGCGTAAACAGTGTCTGGCTTGGCTCTTTGTAGGGCAGGGGCAGCAGTGAACCACTTAGCTCGGCGCCACCGGCGTCAATATCCCGCCATTCGCCCGGCTGAATAGGGTTATCATCGTCAGCAATCCGTGCACCTTTTGCTTTGAAGCCCGCAGGAAGGTTGGATAGCGTGCCTGCGTCAAGAAGTTGACGCAAAGCGGCTGTTGCAGTCTTACTTAGGCCGCCAATCAAGTGAACAAAGCCTAAACCGTAAGCGCCGGGGCCCTCAATCAGCACATAATGCACAAAATACTCGCGACGACGCTTTAATTCGTCATCTTCTAACCAGTTTCTGCGTATTCCGACCACCTGACCGCTGTTTTCGTCAATAGTAACGACGTAAGGCAGCTTGATTCCGGTCTCGTTGTTCTTTTCGTCGACATCTTCAAAGCCCATAAGGTCCAAATTCACTTGGAACTCGAGCAAGAAAATCTCTTCTGGCTCTCCACTTGCAGTTAAACCCGTAATTTTGTCGATTGCATACCTAATTTGGTTGCCGCTGACAGGGTTTTGCTCGGGGTCAACCACTACATCGAGGTATTCTCCTGCCACAACGCGCTTTCTGAACTCATTTGAGTCCATTGCAATACGCTGTGTGATTCTTGGGCACTGAGAAATGACACTCGACCCGTTGTAAGGGATATAGAGGTCGTCAGGAAGAACCAAACGACTAACCATACGACCCAATTGTTCATCATAATAAACTTTTTTAAATGCAGAACCGCCGTATCCGACGTAAAACAGTAACTGATCAAACTCCGGTGTGTATTCTTTCATCACCGACGTGATCTGGTAATTCATAAAGTCCTGCACGCGCGATGCTTGTTGGACCTTGTCTATGGTTTCTTTGCCTAACGTCTCAGTACGGACAGGGCCGCCTGCGGGCATGAGCTCTTTAAACGCCTGCGACTGAAATTGGACAACGGCTTCCGTCAGCATAGGGTGGACAGCGCCTGCAGCGCCACGGAACGGCCGTGTACGGTCCTCTATTTTCAGGCCGAGCAAATCCATTCCTTTGGAATACATTTCTTCCCAGTCCTGCCTAGAGGCCTTGTCTGCGTCAAATAAAGCTAGTAAGTCAGATGAAATGGCGGCGAGCTCGTCTTCATCAACTACTTCGGCGAGGTTGCTGTAAAACTCAACGTCGTCTTCTTCGTTAACTTCAATGACTGCGCTACCATCATCCTCAAGGATGATTTCAATATCCGGCTCTTCTTCACCCACCAGTTCAATGATGTCAGTTACTGGGGCCAGATTTACGACTTTATCTACAGGCATGACTTTGTCCTATTTGTATGTGCGGTTGTCATTGTACACGCGCTCTACTGATCCGCCATGTTTGAAATACTCGGGCTCGCCTTTTTTACGTTTTTTAGGGTCTAGTGCGTGTTCAGGACTTTCTAGTGGCCTAGTCTTCACGCCTTTAGCAAGAACTAGCGGGCCAATCTGAATTACTTCTTTTGCCGAGTCTACAGGTTGCCCCGTGGCCTTGTCATAAAAGAACGAGTGGCGATAGGGGTTCATCCCTACCTGCGTCCAGTTTGGATCGTTAATAAACTTTTCGGCTTGTTCTCTGGCAACTTCAGGATCAACATTACGCCACTTGCCGTTCATTCTAGCAAACGAAGCCTTAGGTTTCTTGCCTGTGGCAACACCAAAGGCCGATTTAGCGTTACTGTTGAATTGAACGTCATCAAGGACGGCTATTTTGCCATAGCCTAGTGGACTTCCAGAAACGCCTGCGCCCTCATGCACGGATACTACCCACGTGTTGTAGCTGTTGTAAGCAGGGATATCGAGTCTTGAACCCACCATAGTGCCGTCGGCGATCTTTGTGTCTAAGCCAATAATGCCTTTAGCCACCTTGTTTGCGTCTAGGGCAGAAGCAATCTCTTCAAACGAAGCTATTCGGGGGACTTCCGTGAGGGGAATAATAGGGCGAAGGCGGTCTACTTCTTTCGAGTAGTCCGAAATAGATATCTCGCCCCTGCCAAGCTTTTCTGCTGCCTCAGCAAGTTCGGGAGTTTGTTCTTGTCTAAAATCGCCTTTATTAGCTTCACGCCAATCTTTGCGCTGCTGCTCGGTTACTACTTGATTCCCTTGCTCGAGTTTAGGCTCATCGCCTGCATTCCGGGCAGTGTCATCTTTAGGAGTTTGTCTCTGCGTGCTTTCTGGGCGGGGCTGAGAGTTGCCTTTGGTGGTGAGGTAGATGGATTCGCTGATTTTTCCTTGTTCATATGCGTCCTCTAATGCTTTGGTTATCTTGGGTAAAGACGTATTGTAGTCCATTTCGCTAACATTATCCACAGTGGTAAGGAACTGTTCTCCTTCCGCGCCGTGATTGTTGACTATTTGGATGGCTACCCTGTCGTCGTTTTTGTATTTGTCCACAATTTTCTTAATGCTTTCGCGGGCGTCTCTGTGTGCGCCCAAGAAAATATCAAGCGGAACTGTTCGTCCTGAGCCTAGCTCTTTTTCCATTTTGTTTGCTCGGCCTAGCAACAAAGGGAGGGCTTTTTCCGGCGGACGATCCACATAAATGATGGTTACGGCTTTACCTGAATCCAAAGCCTGATCTATTTGGGCTGACGACTTTTCAAAGTTAGCTAAGGTTCCGTCTACAACTAGGTCGTAAGAATCTATCATTTCGTCAGGAAGGCCTGCGGTTTTACCGGAGGCCGCTCCACCGCCCGTGAACACCCATTGGCCATCTTGGCCCATAGTGTCACGAAGTGCTTGTTGGTACATAAGCTCGTTTAAAGCGTTAGATGTCTCTTGAACGCTGCTTGAAAGAGTGCGGTTGTCACGGTAGTCAGGGCTTAGCTCTCTGAAAAAATCCGTGTTAAGGACCTTACCACCCTTGGAATCAGGGATTTGTCGGTATTGAGCTATAGCAGCCTCGGGGTCGGCGCCCACCTGCTCATTAAACCGTTCCGCCACAGGGTCATTAACGACCCGTGGCAGCTTGGCTATCTTTTCTGCGTCATAGCTAAGAGCTTGGGGCGCGTTTGTAGGTAAAGATCCTATGCCTTGGGCTTCTGGGCCTTTTGCGGGAGCGGTAACTGCCCTTAGCGCTTCATCTTGTAACCTCACAGCCTCGTCGTAATCCGTAACTACAGGAACATCTTTAGCGCCGCCGAAGTATTCTGGATCATGGACAAAGAACACAATGTCGGGCTCGCCATTGTTGTGTTTGGCGAAAACTTTCTTGTCCCAGTTAGGTGGCGCAAACTCATCATTCCAAGGCAAACGGGCCACAGGCCTAAAGCCTACGTTCTCGTATATCTTAGGTAGGAACGTGTCAAACGCATCCAACTTAGTGCCGCCTGCCTGTACTGCGGCTTGCAGCATTGCATAGCTGCCGCGAGGGGGCTCGTTAGGAGACGCAAAGACCGCGACAATGTCGCCGTCGGGCTTAATGGCAAAGCCGCTGCCTGCTTCAGTTCTGAAGAGATTATAGCCAGAAAGGTCCTCAGCGCTCTTGATCTCTACCTGAGCTCCTGCAGGATTGCCCTCCATAGCTCGAGTCATGTCTGCGTTATAGGCAGCAGCATTAAGTGCTGAATTTACTTGCTTAATGGCAGGCAGAGAATTGCCCGCTGCTTCATATTGCTTAAGCACAGCGGGATCGGGAGTAAATGTTAGTAGCCCAGTGCCGCCATCTGTTCCGACAACTCCTGTCGAGTAAGGCCCGGTCGCTCCGCCAAAACTTGATTCATTATCGAGTCCCGCATTGAAACGCCTGTTGGCCCTGACCGCTCTGAGGTTTCCGCTGAGGCCCCTGTAGTTTTCGAGCCCTGTTGGCGATTCAGCTTCAATTTTAACTTCATCGCTTCCGCGAATTGGTTGTCGTACTCCGAGATTGCCATATATTTCTTCTACTCCTTCACTAAATGCGCCGGGTCGCGATGGTACGCCCAAACGAGAATATAAACCTTGTTCATAAAACCAAAGAATAGCCTGTGCATCGGCCTCTGACAACTGCCCTGTAGCAATATTGTCTAAAACCTTTTGGTTAAAAGCTTCCATCTCTCGACGTTCGGTCTGGTTTCTAGGTCCACCTTGGACCTCATCTGCATTTCCAAACATCTGACCAAAGGCCCTGTTGTAGCTGCGAGTATACCAAACGTCCTTTGTTGTCCCCTCATAGCCATTTATGTTTAAGGAGAATCGGCCTGTTTTATCTCCGAGGATCATTGACCCAAGGTGCATGCTGTCTCTTCCCCCACTTAATCCAGAGGGAGCGGACTTTAACCCTGCTTCTTTTCTGACATCCGTTAACTCTTTTAACGTGTGAGGAGACAACCACCAGTCTGCAAATCCGTCCACTCCATACTTGTCTACAAGAGTGGAAATAACTTTCATGCCTGCAGCAACAGATTTACCCTTAGGTCCCCATCCTGCACCAGATATGCCTTGAGTCACCGCGCCGGGAGCAGGGGGATTGGTGGGAACTTTTCCTGTTCTAACATACTCCAACAGGGCAGCCGTGGCTGCTTTTGCGTTCTGGTTAACTTTTAAACCTATCGACGTAGGGGCAGCAAGAGCAGACCAGAGCACTCGTAAAGATTCGTTATTCTGCAGTTCTTCGAGTCCCGGTATTTTGCTTAACGTGGTAAACGTCTTTTCTACGTCCGCGTCATACCAACCGGCTCCGGTTGTTTCTTTAGTCATCTGCTCGTCAATGTTAGACGCGATAACTTTAGCTGCGAGGTCTTGGTCTTCAGGTGAAGTTGGGTCTAGCTTTCTGCCGTAGGTTTCAACATGGTCTTGGTCGATAGCCCGTGCCAAATCATCTATTTTAACGGTTACTCGTTTTTTCTTAATGTCTCCCTCTAACAAAGCTAAGTCTTGTTCTCGCGCTGTTCGGTCCGCTGCAATCTTTTGGACTTTAGCAGTTAATGGGTTATTTAAGTCTATAGCCGTAGCGCTAATTTTTTCAGGTGTAAGCGTTTCCAACATCTTGCCTGATTCGCTTTGGTCCGAGATTCCTAGAACCGTGCCCTCTGGCTCGCCTTCTAGAAGAGGTCCGTCGTCAATAGGAGGCTCGTCGCCCGCCATTCGGCGCACGTTACGGCCGTCTAGCGTATCTAAAATACCCCTAGCCGACATGTCGCCAGTTACCGCCCCCGCAAGCTGCGCGGCTAACGAATCAGGGAATTGCGTCTCTGCAATCTTGGCGCCACCTTCTCCTCCAAGATACGCCATTAGTTCTCTGTAGGCTGCGGGACCCGCCGCAAGAGCTTTCTGTAGTCTTGCAGCAGGCAGTATTTGAGTAGCCATGTAGGCAGGGTTTAACGGGCTTACCTTATCCGCGCCAACGCTTGCCTTGATGTTTTCACCAACCGGAACAAATGGCTTAGTCTCAATGCCCATTTTATTCGCGGCAGCCTTTGTGCCCATCTGGGCTAAATCACCAAGGCCCACGGTCATGTCCGTAGCGGCTGCAACCACGGGCTGCGTGACAGAGGACATGGCGCGGTTGAGGTTTTCGAGAATACTACGGCTTTCGGTCTGCACTTGATCCGTGGGCCGTGGTTCTTGAGCAGTGACGGGCGCCTCTTGGGTATCCATCGCCATTAACTGAGCAGTGAGCTCGTCAGCCGTCATCGAGTCCGCAGGACCATTGTCCGCGAACCCTCTAGGCTTTTTTACAGTGCCGCCCTCCGCGAACACCGGAACAATTCTAGCGCCACCGGCAGTGCCGAGGTCTCTGGCGAGAAGCTCTGTGTTGTAGCCTTGGGTCGTAAAGTTGGACTGGCGGCTTTCTTCGTCGCCCTCGCCGAATCCGGCTATGGCCGGTGAGGTGTATGACTTACCGTCTCCTTGGGCTTGGGCTAACATAAACGGGGGCCGCGTGCCTGCGGCTATTTCAGCGCGGCCGTAGGTGTTGTAGTGGTTAAGCGCAAAAATCTCTGGCGTAGTACCTGCAGGAAGTTCGCCTGCTGCCTGAGCGCGAGCATAGTCTATTGCGACATCCTCGTTTAACCGGAGGTAGTCAGCAATAGTGCCTGTGCTTTCCTCTTTTCGGCCCCGTGCTTGTTGCGAGTCCTGCTGACGCTTCAACGCATAAAGTTGTGAGCGGGACAAACCGCCACCGTAACTTCCGGTGTTGCCTAGAAGGCCTGCGTAGCTTTGGTATCGTTGTTCTGGCGTAACGCCGTCTATAGTCTGATTTCCAACCAATTGACGAAGGTCCTGAGCCGCGCGGCCTTGGGTGTAACGATTAAGCGTGCCGGTGTCCATAAGCGAACGCGGTCGGCTCGTGACAGACGGAGGAGTGAAACTGAACCCTGATCCGGTGGCCGAGAGCAACTTAGCAGCAGGCGTGTAGTCAAACCCTGCGAGGTTGCCATACTGATCAAGGACCTCGGTCCTTGGTGGGCTGTCCCTGAACTCACGGTCGAGCGCCTCTTGGCCGGGCGCATAAATGCCGGGGTCAAAGTCAATAGGCTGATAAACAGTGGGCGCAGTGTAAGGCGCCTGAGTTTGAGGGAACTGGGAAGAAACGGAAGCGGCTGTAGTTTTCTTTTCCTCTTTGGGAACAGGCACGTTGAACAAGATGCTTGGATCAACGCCCGCCGCTAATATGTCTTGGAAAGTTGCGCCCTGCTGTGTGGCAATAGCCTGCGCTTCACGCCGTTCATTCTCGTCTATCACACCGTCGGCCATGAGCCCCGCGACGTAGTTCTGCGCGCCGCTTCTAATCTGTTCCATAGACTGTCCA